TGTTTGGCTATATCGCGCCTTATCGCCAGCAAGCCAAAAAGGTGGCGTGGGATTATCTCAAATTCTATGCCCGTCCGATCATCCGCAAGATCAATGAAAGCGATCTGATCGTTACCACAGTCACCAATGCCGAGATTCACATTTTCGGGGCCGACAATGCCGATGCCCTACGCGGCTTGGGCTTTGACGGGCTGCTGATGGATGAGTATGGCGATTTCAAACCGTCTGTGTGGGGCAATGTCATCCGCCCAACACTCGCTGATCGCGCTGGCTGGGGCGTGTTCATGGGCACGCCGCGCGGCAAGAATCAGTTCTGGGAAATCTTTCGCGAAGCGTCCGAAAATCCAGACGATTGGTTTTTGCTGCGCCTCAAGGCATCGGAAACTGCAATCTTGCCGGAAAGCGAATTGAAGGCGCTGAAGGCTCAGCTTTCGCAAGATCAATATTTGCAGGAAATGGAGACCAACTTTGAGGCCGCGATCCTTGGCGCTTATTACGGTGTCGAGATGCGCGAGCTGGAAGAGCAAAGCCGCATTACCCATGTGGCGTATGATCCCAGCATTCCCTGCTACACGGCATGGGATTTGGGCCGCAGGGATGATACTGCGATCTGGTGGTATCAGGTCATTCGCAATGAAATTCATGTGATTGATTTTTTCGCGGTGTCAGGTGCGGATATTCCCGATCTGGCAAAAGTGGTGATGCAGCGCCCCTATCATTACGAAAAGCATTTCCTGCCTCACGATGCCCGCGCCAAGACTTTGGCTGCCAATGGTCGCAGCATCATTGAACAGTTGGCGGGATTTTTCGGTCTTTCCACCCTGGCCATTGTCCCCGATCTGGGGGTGCAGGATGGCATCCAGGCGGTGCGGTTGATGTTGCCACGCTGCTGGTTTGATGCGGTCAAATGCAAGGAAGGCTTGGAAGCGCTGCGCCAATATGAGCGCGAGTATGACGAGGACAAAAAAGCCTTTCGCCAAACCCCGAAACACAATTGGTGCAGCCATCCCGCCGATGCCGCCCGCATGATGGCGATTGCATGGAGCGATGAGAAACCGCAGATCAAAGTTTATCCCGAGCGCTGTTTGATGGTGGGCCAGGACAATCAGGCCACGCTCAATGACATGTACGCGCAAGCCAAGCGCAGACGCCGGATGAGGATTTAGGCATGATCAGTAATAGCGAGCCCTACGCTGTTGCGCGCAATAGCGATCCTTGGACTTCGCATCAAGCCGCTGCATCGGTCAAAGATATTCGCGCTTCCCAGCAAATCATTTTGGATGTGCTGAAAGCTTATGGACCGTTGAACGATGGCGAGATTTTTTCGGTGTTGAACAATGGTGGCGTGAAAATGTCGCTTTCTGGGGCGCGCACACGGCGCAAAGAGCTAACCGATATGGGTTTTGTGGTTGATACCGGCCATCGCGCTTTTACCCCAGCCAACCGGCGCACCATCGTTTGGGCGCTGCGGGGTGAGCACTAATCTCTTTTCATAAGGAGTGAACCCATGAAAGCCCCGCGTGCTCCGCGCGCTGTTGCGATCAGTGCGCCCATGAGGCCCCCAACCGCTGCCCCCATGGCAGCACCGATGGCGGCACCTCCGATGGCTGCGCCAGGGGGAGCCCCGATGATGGGCCGTCCAGTGGCCCCGGTGCCGATCCATCCCGCCCTTGCCGCAGCCGCTGGTGCAGCCGGGCCCGCTGCGGTCCAGGCCGACAACATCCGCCGCGCTCGCGCTCAGATGCTGGCAGCGGCTTTGATGCGTGGCCGCAGTGGCTGATAGCGCCACTCTTCCCCCAGGCTCGCCGGTTGCCAAATATCTTGATCTCATTTCGGGTTACGAAAATGAGTTCAAGAAATGGTTTCCGCGCGTCCGCAAATTGCTGAAGAAATATCGCGACGAAAGCCGCACCGATACCTCAAACGAATCGGCGCGCTTCAACATTCTATGGTCGAATGTCCAAACCTTGATCCCGGCAGTTTATGCCCGCACTCCAAAGGCCGATGTGTCGCGCCGCTTTGTCGACACTGATCCCATAGGCCGGGTGGCATCGCTCTTGATTGAGCGCAGCTTGGATTATGAGATTGAACATTATAGCGATTTCCGTTCGGCCATGACCAATTGTGTGGGTGATCGCTTCCTTGGCGGGCGCGGTGTGGCGTGGGTGCGCTATGAACCTCATGTGGTGACACAGTGCGATCAAGTCACTGAGGATGTGGCCGATCCGCAAGATGCCACAACCCCATCCGAGCAAGAGCCACAAGCAGCGAAAGAGCCGCAGGAAGAAGTAGAATATGAATGCTCGCCTTGCGACTATGTGCATTGGCAGGATTTTGGTCATTCATCGGCGCGCACATGGGAAGAAGTAACGGCGGTGTGGCGCTGGGTCTATATGAGCGAAGATGCCGCCAAAAAGCGCTTCGGTAAGAAAGCCAAAAATATTGCGTTCAACACCGGGCCGCAGCGCTTGGATCAATCTTTCCGCACCGAAGTTGGCAACACGGACAAAGCAAAAATTTGCGAGTTGTGGGACAAGGAGACTGGCAAAGTTGTTTGGTTTGACAAAAACGCTCAGGATTTTCTGGACGAATGCGATGATCCTTTGGAGCTTGAGGGTTTTTTCCCCTGCCCCAAACCACTTTATGCCACGGTTACAACCGATAGCTTGGTGCCAGTTCCTGATTATTCGCTCTATCAGGATCAAGCCAATGAGTTGGATATTATTTCTGATCGCATTGATGGCTTGATCAAAGCCTTGCGTGTGCGCGGTGTCTATGACGCCAGCCAGCCGGTGCTGCAACGGCTTTTGACCGAGGGCGAAAACAATTCGCTGGTTGGCAATGACAAGTGGGCACAATTCAGCGAGAAAGGCGGCTTGAAGGGCAGCATTGATATTTTGCCGCTTGAAATTTTCGCCAATGCTTTGATGCAATGCTATCAGGCGCGCGAAAACGTCAAGAGCCAGGTCTACGAGATAACCGGCATTTCCGACATTGTACGCGGCACCACAGCCGCGTCTGAGACCGCCACAGCCCAAGAAATCAAAGGTCAGTATGCCGGGCTTCGCTTGAAGTCCATGCAAGAGACCGTGGCGATGTTTGCTTCGGAAATGCTGCGCATCAAAGCTCAGATCATTTGCAGCAAGTATCAGGATCACACCATCCTGGCCTATGCCGCCGCGCAACAGATGAGCCCGGAAGATCAGGCGATGATCCCGGCTGCCTTGCAGCTAATCCGCAATAAGCCCTTGAACAGTTTCCGCATTGATGTTGCGGCGGATTCGCTGGTGCAGATTGATGAACAACAGATCAAACAGGACCGGCTGGAATTTCTCAATGCCACGTCCAATTTCTTGCGCGAGGCTGTTCCCGCCGGGCAACAGACGCCGGAATTGGTGCCCGCGATCATGGGCATGATCAAGTTCGGCATTGCCGGGTTCAAGCAGGCGCGCACCTTGGAAGGCACGTTTGATGCCGCGTTACAGAAATTGGAACAGAAGGCGGCGCAAATGGCTGCCAATCCGCCGCCCAACCCAGAAGTACAGAAAGCCCAGGCCAAGGCCCAGGCTGATGCCCAGGCTGCCCAGATGCAGGCTCAAGCTGCTTCGCAAGTGGAACAGATGCGGGCGCAATCGCAGCAAGCGGTTGAGCAAATGAAGATGCAGGGTGAGGCCCAGCTACAACTTCAGCAACAGCAAGCCGCTGCCCAGTTGGAACAGATCAAGCTGCAAATGAACCATGCTTTCCAGAAATGGGAAGCCGAATTGAAAGCCACAACCACTATTCAAGTGGCTTTGATCCAGGCAGGCCAGCCCATGAATGGCGGGCCCATCGTGGACGCCAACACCGATGCGTCAAAGGCTTTGATGCAATTGTTGAGCGATGGCTTGACTGGCATCAGTCTCCAAATGGATCAGCGTGCAACCGATGTGAACAACCACACGGCGGCGCTGGAAGCGCAGCACGCCCAACATCGGGCGCAAATGCACGCCGCATTGCAAATGGCAGCCGGGCCCAAACGCATTGTGCGCGGGCCCGATGGTCGCGCCATTGGTGTTGAACCCGTTCAACCAACTATGCAGTGAGATTTTAGATGGCCCATAATCCGATTTACTCCATTGCGATGAATCAGGCGCATTTCGCTGCGCTTGTCGCCCAAATTGGCAATGCGGGTTTGCTGCGCATCTATGACGGTGCGCAACCGGCCAGTCCCAATGTGGCGACCACAACTCAAAATCTTTTGTCAACGCATACGTGCGGCACACCCTTTGCGCCCGCTTCGACTGCGGCGCATCCATCGGTGTTGACGGCCAATGCGATTGGCAGCGCTGTGGCGGGTTTCACCAGCACGGCAGCTTGGTTTCGCATTCTCACTTCGGCGGCTGTGGCGGTGATTGATGGCACAGTGGGGGTTGGCGCGACATTCGATCTAAACCTCAACAGTGTCGCTATTACCAGTGGGCAGAATATTGCGATCACTGGACTGACCATCACCAGCGCGACGTAATGGGGGTTTAAGTGGCAACCATCACGGAATTTTTTGGCGCAGCAACTGCCTTTACCAAGACCAACGCCAATTTGGCGTCGTCCGCCACAGCGGGTTGGAAATCCAACGCGATTGATAACAGCGCCAATCTTTATGATGATGCCCTGGTGCAAGTGGAATTGGCGGCGGTCAATACCGCGCCAGCAAACAACAAGGCGATTTATCTTTATGCCTATTCGCTGATCGAAGGCACGGCTTATGCGTCCACGGGTGCCGCTGCGGTGGATGGCACCGAGGGCACAGTCACATTCCCCGACATAACCGCAAACCCGGTCAATCTTCCGCTGCTTGGCATCATTCCCTACTCAACCCAAAATGTCGCGATCAACAGCCAAGCCTTTTCTGTCGCCGCGTGTTTTGGTGGCGTGCTACCGCCCAAGTGGGGCATTGCCATGATCAATTTTAGCGGCATGACCTTGAGCGTGACGAATCTTTATTACATCGAACAAAAATACACGGTGGTTTAAGTGTCGCGCGCTATCGCGGCGAAGCGTTTTCTGCGCCAGCCAACCTATCCGGCGAAGATCGA